AGCCCCTGTTACTGGGAACTGTGCTGATTTACCTGAAGTAATGGTACGAACAGAATGTAGTTGCTCATTGAAGATGTTGTTACGAGCAAATGCTGTAAGAACTTCTCCACTAAACACCTTCAGAAACAGAGCGTCAAAGTCTGTTCCTGTATTGTTTACCAAACCCAGGCGTGATACTGTGGCGTTAGCCATAATAAAAATCCTTTAAGTTGTTTAGATAATTTGAGAAACTAACTTTACTACTGTCTGTTCTCTCAAGTGTTATCTGACGCATCAGGCACTCT